TTCTCAGTACGATGGTGAAACCACTTTTGCCGGTGGCACTGACGATATTGGTTTACAAGTCACTGTAGATAAAACAATATATCTCAGAGTAGGAGACAACCAGTGGGCATTTGGTGCTGGTGCTGGCGGAGCTAATATTTTACAACTGCCCACAGGTGGCGAGATTACGTCAGCCGCTGGCGTAGGTGATGTTGTTATTGAAGCAAATAATGGTGCTGTAACACGTACTTGGACATTTGGCGGTGATGGTACATTAACATTACCCACAGTCAGTGGCAATGAAGGTGCTGAGATTGATTTTATTAAAGCACCGAACAGCACATTGAGTGGTACGGCAGTTATTGTAGACCAGTATGTTGACAGACTTAGAATTTTTGAAAACGGTGGAACTAGTCGTGGTGCTTATATTGATTTGAGTCAAGCGGCTGCAGGTGTAGGTACTCTATTAAATAATCGTGTAAGTGCTTTTGTCAACGCTGGTACATTTGTCATAATGGACAACTTAAAAGCCACAGTAACAACTAGTAGTAATCGCGGATTGAGTTTGGCTAGTGTATCGGGATCTTTTGTTATGCGTATAGCCGGGACCTATGCTACCCCAGGTGCCACAGGCGGCTCAAGAGCAGATGTAACAGTTACTACTACGCCGTCTGTTTCAATGTTTGATTGGAACTTTGCCGGTGCTGGTGATATGGCAACATACGTTATTACAGACACAACCAACAGCAGAGCCTATCGCATAACAATTCAGATAGGTTATCTCTATGACGATAATATGATTAGTATTGAGAGATTGATTTAATGACTATTACTATTCGTCCAGGAATAAAACTTGGCCCGGGCACTACAGTCAAGGTGCCAACACTACCATTGACAACCACTGGGCTAGTATTACATTACGATTTTAGTAACCCTACTAGTTACAGTGGAAGTGGTGCTAGCGTAACCGACTTGTCAACTGCTACTAATAACGGCACTGTAGTAAATGACTACGGCCATATATCTTATGTCAGTGATGGCACTAATAGTTATTTCAACTGGGACTCTGATGCAGGTGGTGGTGGCGATGCTAACGCATTTGGAGGCAGCATACACACGACCTCAACAAATGTCTACAAAGATTTTACCATAGTACTACAACCAGATTTTACCATGGGTGGCATGGGCGGAGTATTCTGTGCTCCGGGTGATAAGAGTTTGAGAGTTTATAACAATGGCTGGGCATTGCCTAATCCAGGTAATGATGATGATTGGTGCACCAGTTCAGTTGGGACCACTACATTCTACGTAAACGGACAAGCAAGTAATCAAATGCTAGCTGGATGGAATATCATTGGCGGAGCAACAAATAACTCTGCGTTCCTTACAGCTAAACAATTATACATCGGCACTAGCGGATATGGGGGTAGACACATGCAAGGTAAGATTGCTGTAGTTCTAATGTATAACAGAGTGCTGACACAAGAAGAACACCTAGTGAACTATAACCACTACAAATTAAGATTTGGATTATAATGGAGCGAATATGAAAACAACGGGCGTAAATTTATCAACAATCAATGTGTCAGGAATTTTTAATCCCAGTCTACTGGGCAAGTATCGCTGGCTACCAGATCCTCCGGATAGTAGAGATCATATCTATCAACTAAACACAGCACTAACTCTAGCACCGCGTGTTGACTTAAGGCAATACTGTAGTGCTATTGAAGATCAAGGCAACATTGGATCATGTACTGGCAATGCCATTGCTGGACAAATTGAGCTCATTGACCGTAAAGTCGGTAAGCAATTAGATGTAAGTCGCTTGTTTATCTACTACGAAGAGCGTGTATTAGAAGGATCAGTACGCTATGATGCTGGTGCTTACATTCGTGACGGTATCAAAGTTACCTATACCAAAGGTGCTCCGCTTGAAACACTTTGGCCATATGCTACAAACAAGTTTGCCACTAAACCACCCACTGCCGCATATACTGATGCACTAAAACGCAAAGTAACTGGCTATCAACGCTGTGCTGACTTTAACGCAGTTAAGAACGCTGTAGCCGCTGGTAATCCTGTTGTTATAGGATTCACAGTTTACGACAGCTTTGAAACTGCATGGGGAGACATACCACACGGACAAGCAGGATCTGGCATGATGCCGTTCCCTAACACAGCTACAGAATCAGTACTGGGTGGACATGCTGTTTGTATTGTGGGATACGATGATACCTTGCCTGTGGCCGGTAAGGCTAACGGACGTTTTATCGTGCGTAACAGTTGGGGAACGTCATGGGGAGATGCTGGTTATTTTTATATGCCTTATGATGTGATTAAAAACACCAGTATGAGCAGTGATTTTTGGCTAATCAGTGCGGTTAAGAACCCTTGATAAATACTATATCAGGAGCAGACAATGGCTATTCAGAATATTAACATCGGTGCATATGCAAACGACGGCACAGGCGATGACTTACGAAGTGCATTTAATAAAATTAATGAGAATTTTCGTGCATTAGATCTTGTAGTAGCAACCGAAGAATCCAATATTGGAGCACTTGGCCAGCCTATTTTTAAATTAGAAGCACCGGACAATTTAAATTCGTTTGGTCAGAAGTTACTGTTCAGAAAAATTGCAGGCAGCACTAACATAACTGTCAGCACTATTAGTGACTCTATTACAATTTTTACACCAGATTCTATCAATCATGTGGTTGAAGATATTGATCCACACTTGGGCGGAAATTTAGTTTTAAATAATTTTGCTATTCAAGGCACTGGTAATATAGGAATTACAGGCTATGTTCATGCCACATCCGTGGCTTCTACATTTACAGGTGACTTAACAGGTAATGTTAATGGAAATTTAGTTGGTAATGTTACAGGCAATACAGCAGGATTGCACACAGGTAATGTTGTTGGAAACATAACCGGAAATGTTACTGGATTACATACAGGTAATGTTGTTGGCAATGTTACTGGTAATGTTGTTGGCAATGTTACTGGTAATGTGTCCGGTAGCTCTGATTCAACTACAGGTAATGCGGCTACTGCTTCTAGATTACTTGTTGCAAAAAATATTAACGGAGTGGCATTTAACGGAACTATTGATATTACTGTTCCGGCATCTGCCGATACACTGTACGGAACAAGTTTAAATTCAACAGTAGTAAATTCACAGTTGACCAGTGTTGGAACTTTGAGCAATTTAACTGTTACAAACACAATTACAGGAAGTATAACGGGTAATGCTGGAACTGTGACCAGTATTTCAAATCATCCGTTATCACATTTAAGCAATGTAGCTTCCACTAATCCCACTGATGGACAAGTATTAACTTGGAGCAATGCTCTATCAAAATGGACGCCAGGTACAGGTGGAGGAGGTGGCCTTGCCCATGTACAAAGTGATACAGCTCCATTGCTAGGTGGTAATTTAGGATTAAACGGACACTTTATATACGGGCCTGGAGATGTGCAAACTACAGTGATGGGTGTTAGTGTTGATGCATTATCTTCTTTAGTCTCTTTACTGCTAGAGTCAAATTCTCTCAGCATTAATTTAGGAACATTTACGCAACCAACAGGTTATCAAAGTAGACAACATGGATATAAGTTGGATATGGGATTTCTCTCAGACAATCCAATAATCAACGATATTAATTTTGGAACATTTGTATAACATGACGTTACCTGCATTGAATATTTGGACTAGATCATCTGGTTATAACTTGGGTCAAACTCCAGAGTTTGGTGCAGAAGTTGCTGTGGGCAATCTAATCATTGGCAGAGAATACATAATCAAAAATGTTGGCACTACTGATTTCACACTAGTTGGTGCAAGATCTAATACAGTAAATGTTATATTCACAGCAACTGCAACTGGTAGCAGGGCTGGCCCGTTTACAGGAATAGAACCTGTGAGTCATCCAGGTACTGGCACAGTATACGAAGCATTCATACGTGAACAAACTGTTTTTAATCAACAACTACCAGTAGCTAACGACACTGACGTTAACTATGCAGTTATATCTGGCAAGCTACCTCCAGGGTTACGTATCAGCGGAAATAGATTAATTGGTACTCCGTTTGAAGTAGTGGACTACACACTTTTTACATTTTGTATACGTGCATCTAAGGCAGGTTATAGTGTTTCTGATAGAACATTTTCAATATTAGTAGACGGCCCTGACTTACCTACATTCACAACTGCGGCAGGCTCGATAGCAATTGGCGTACACGAACAATTATATGTACTGGATAAAACGTATGTTGATTTCCAAATAGAAGCATTTGATCTAGATACTGCCGCTGGACAAAAATTAACATATTTTATTTCAAGCGGCGACGGCACATTGCCGCCAGGCGTCACTATGACTAGCGATGGTTTTATTTCAGGTTATATTCTGCCTGCACCAAAGATCAAACCAGAAGACGGTGCAGGCACATATGACGAAGGATATTATGATGCGGCATCATATGATTTTGCATTAAGGCCAACTAATGGATTTGATAGTTATGTATACGATCAAGTATTTTACGACTATAACTTGCCTTACTCTAAACCATCTAGTTTAAATGTTAATTACCAATTTAAAGTAACAGTAACCGATGGCAGTCATTATGCACAGCGTATTTTTAAAATATTTGTAGTAGGAGACGATCAGTTTCGTGCAGATACAACTACCAAAGATGGTTTTGCCAGCGGATTATTCACAGCTGACGTTACATACTTACGGCAGCCTGCATGGCTTACCAATACTAATATTGGATTGTTTAGGGCAAATAACTACCTTACAATTCCTATATCATTGTACGATCCTGAAAATGTATATTACAATTTAGAATACATAAATCAAGAAGTGACCTGTACTAGTGTTAATGTATCAATTACTGATAACGTTAAAAACAGTAACTATATAACAATAACAAATGTAAAAGGAACTATTCTTCCCAATTATTACATAGTGTTTGAAGGCATTATTGATGGAGCAACAGATCAATTGTACCGAGTTGTAACAGTAACTGATATAGGAAATGGTCGTTATCGTCTTTATGTGGTTTCAACATTATCCATAGATATTCCAAACGGCACTTCATTCTATATTGGAAGCAAGAGTATCTTGCCAGCCGGTACATCTTTTGACTTGCAAACTGCCACAGTATACGGTGCTGTACCATACCAACCTGCTATTACAAAAAATTATAACTTTACTATTACTGCGGTTAGATTGGGGGATAAAGGTGACTCTGCTAGAACTTCTAGAACATTTACCATTGGTATTATTGGAGAAATTGACAGTGTTATCACATGGAATAGTGATAGCAATTTGGGAACAATAAATGCTAACTTAGTATCAACATTAAAAGTTTCAGCCTCCAGCACTATTACCGATGCAGTGGTTCAATATAAGTTAATAGACGGCAAATTGCCTCCAGGATTGACTTTAAACTCAGACGGAGAAATTGTAGGTAAAGTATCTCAATTTTATAACGCAACAACTGGTAAACTCGGACTAACACGTTTTTATGATCAGCCTCCGCGAGTACCTACCAAGGTGTTTACAACATTTGATAACGATACCAGCACATTTGATAAAAAATATGTGTTTACTATACAAGCAAAAGATCAATACGATTATAGTGCTACTACTAGACAATTTACAATTTTAATATTGACTCCAAATAGTATTGGGTACAGTAATGTAAAAACACATCCGTTTTTGAAACAATCTCAAAGATTATCGTGGAAGACATTCATTAACGATAATTCAATTTTTACTCCAAGCAGTATATATCGAACAAACGATAGTAACTTTGGAATACAAGTTAATCTAGATATGTTAGTGTATGCTGGTATAGAAACTAAATCAGCCGCTGAGTATATTTCAGCAATTGCATTGAATCACAAACGGAAAAGATTTGCATTTGGTGCTGTTAAATCAGCAAGTGCAATCGTTCCCGGTACCAAGTCAACTGCATATGAAGTTGTATATATTGAAATGAAAGACCTTGCTGAATCAAACGGTAAACATCTTCCAACACAACTTAAATTTAACGGTGTGGCATCTAATACTATAACTTCGGATAATAGTGGTGATTTTTGGAGTAGAAATATAGATGTTCTGTTACGCGATGAACCTAGATTAAATCGTCCTGACCCTATACTTACAATAGATAATACAGGATATCAAGCATCAAATTCAAATACCAATGTATATTTTCCAAATAGTATTAGTCTTTGGAGACAACGATTAAAATCTGTAGGATCTACCGAACGGAATTACTTACCGTTGTGGATGCGTAGCATACAACCTGGCACCAAAGAAGAATTAGGATTTGTATTAGCAGTTCCTATTTGCTATTGTAAAACGGGAACAAGTGCAGATATAGTATTAAACATCGAACACAGCGGTTTTGATTTCAAAACATTGGATTATACCGCAGATAGGTACATAATTGACACAGTGGACAACCTGAGTATCGATAAATACCTTATATTTAGAAACGATAGGATAACAGTATGACAAGCCAAATAAATTACGGAGCAATTACAACATCTTACCCAGTAGCGGGCGAGGATAACGATAGCCAAGGATTTAGAGATAATTTTACAGCAATTGCCGCTGGACTACAACAAGCAAAAGTTGAATTAACACAATTGCAAAACAGCTCTGTATTACGTGCAGATCTTGCAACAAACACCACCGCTGTACAAAATGATTTAAACGGCAGTACTATTGCCAATGCATTTTATAATAAATTTTACGGTGTTTATTTTAACGGCGGGTCACAGTCTGCGTCAGCTGACATTAATATAGTAAACGGACCAATACAGAAATTTACATTAACTGATGATACTGTTCTAACATTTAAAGGCTGGCCGGCAAGCGGCTGGGCAAAAATTCAAGTAGTACTTGCGGCCAATGCTCCATATGACTCAGTAAGACACCCAACTTTTGCAACTACCGCAGGCGGAACAATAAAATACGATGTTGCATTTCCTACTATTCCAGGAACAAGTGAACAAGGTATCCGGGTAGGTGGGGAAAGTCTTGCATCTATTACTGTTGAAAATCAAGGTTCTGGTTATACAACTGCAAAAGCAGTAACATTTAGTGGTATCTCTGGACCGTTTGTGCCAACAGCAACAGCTACTTATATTATAAAAACTGCAACCGTAGCTGGTGGCGGAACGGGATACGCTGTTGGTGATCATGTAGCAATAAACGAAAATTCTGATGTAATATTGTCAGTGGCCGGTATTTCAGGTGGTGGTGCAACAGGCCCAGCTACATCGTTCAATATATTAAGTGGTACCTTACTCCCAACACCGTTCCTTGGTGCCAAACCAGTTACTGCATTAACAGGCACAGGTACCGGTGGAACAGTTAATTTAACATGCGGTATTGATTCAGTAAGGATTACAGATGCTGGTGATGGATTTTTAACTACACCTCCAGGAGTAGTAATTAACAGTCTCAATAAGGCTGATGCAATTTCAGGAGGCGGAAGCAATGCTTACGGAGTTGCTGTGCTGACACAAAATACACGTGACAATGTAAAAATGATCGAAGCATCATCATTTGATGGCGGAGTGACTGTATACTTGAGATATATTGGCGAGTTTTAATGCATCCATTAGTAACTGATTTAAGTGCTGTTAAGGATCCTGAGTTAGAATCAAAAATTAATGAACTAACTCGTAAATACTTTATGACGTATAATCCTGGCATCCAAGCCCAAATTGTTGCGGTGCTGGATTCATACAAAGAAGAATTGGATAAGCGTAGACGACTAGATTACGAAAAAATGATGAATACTCGTGATAAAGGCCTTGACAAACTCATTAATGTAAGCTAAACTATGGGTTATGCATACAGACAAGTACAGTAATCCTATATTTACAGAACAAGACCTATTTGATTCCTTATACAAAGGTTATGAATTTAATGTTGACGACACCATGCTCGTTGAACGTACAGATGCTGTTAAACAACTAGAAACTCAGTTAGGTTTTAAATTCTTAGAACCATACGAAACTCATTTTGAAGTTGCTGATTATGACAAGGCTTGTCAATCCAACTGGTTCATGCCCAAAGCGTATAAAACTCTAGATATTGAAGAATGGCTATATAGTCATATTCCACCCGGGGATCCCGAGCATACTAGAGTAGAAGAAGAACTGACTGCATACAAAGAACGAAATATGCTGGATTTGTTACGCTGGCTCAAGTACTTTGTGGATACTTGCACAGAAAACAACATTGTTTGGGGTGTAGGGCGTGGAAGTAGTGTGTCCAGCTATATTTTATACATAATCGGAGTACATCAGATTAACAGTATCAAATATAATTTAGACTGGCGAGAATTCCTGAGATAAGTACTAGTATAACACAAGGAGATTGCTATGGCAATGAAAGAACAACCTAAACAGGTCCACCGAAGCATGCAAGGTAAAATCGTCGATATGAACAAATTAATTAGCCAAAATGAGCTAACTGTTGCTGTTGGCAATGTAAAAGTAAATGCACGTGGCGACGAACTTGGCCCGGGCGGACGCATTATTAAAAAGCGTGAAGAAGTACTGCGTGAAGCCAGTGCAACATCCACTCCATCACAAGTCAATGTACGTCAAAAGAACGTGTCCGATATGGATCCTGAAGGTAACGAATGACATCTAAAGTAACAGGCAACTTAATTCCCCTCAATGATAATATTCTTATCACGGACATGAACTTTGATGCGAGAGTAACTGCCGGTGGTATTGTACTACCAAGTGATGACGGAAAAAGCGAAGGTGTACGCCATCGCTGGGGTCGTGTTTGGAAAGTTGGACCAAAACAAGTCGATGTCAAAGTCGGCGAATGGATTCTTCTTGAGCACGGCCGCTGGACACGTGGTGTTACAGTTGTGGAAGCGGATGGTAAAGAGATTACTATTCGTCGTGCTGATCTTAACGGAATTTTAGCAGTGTCCGAAGAAGAACCAGGCGATAATACATTTGGTAATCACAGCAAGGTTACTCATGCTGAGTTTGATCCAAGTTCATTTGCAAGACCAAGTTTCGAACAATAATTAATTTTGTTTGAGCAACAGGGCTATTGACTAGCCCTGTTTTCACCTGTATACTACATAAAAGGAGAGTCTATGATTTTACTAACAGTAGTATTAACACTCATGTCCATTTACTTTGCTAAAAAAGAATATGAAGCCAACAGAATCTTATGGGCAATGTTTTGGGCATTTCTGTTAGGTTGGGATGTTCATACACTGTTGTCTATCATATGAACTGTACATTGTGTCGTAAAGAATATACAATAGAGTGTACACACAACCAAGGGCGGTGTCCGCATCATCCGCCACTAATAGGAAATAAAATGGAAATACAACCAAAGGATACCAGCAAGGGACATTTTTATGTTAGCCTTGCAAAAAGTGTTATTAGAATTTTAGCAGGAACAGCACTTATATATGGACTCGTGTTTGAGGCCGGCTGTTTTCTTATTTTAGCAGAAGTACTAGGCATTGTTGAGGAACTGGTATGAACGAACGAATTCGACAACTGGCTGATGAGGCTGCAAAATACAGTGCTATAATGGCTCTTCCTACAGGTGAGTCGGGAGACAAATTATTTGTGGAAAAGTTCGCCGAGTTGATTGTAAAAGACATTATCAATGTATTAGAAACTAAAAACGAGATTAGGCACATTGCTTATACTACATATGACAGTAGTATGGTCGAAGCAACAGTTGAAAAAAGTATCAATGCTATCACTGAGCATTATGGAATGAAACAACATCATAGGATTAAAAATGAAAGAACTGTGGGTAGAAAAGTATCGTCCCTCTAAGGTAGACGGATACGTCTTTAGAGATAATCATCAAAAAGAGCAAGTTGAGTCTTGGATTAAACAAAAAAGTATTCCGCATTTGCTGTTTAGTGGCAATGCTGGCATTGGCAAAACTACACTGGCACGAATTCTATTCAACGAATTAGATATAAATGATTTGGATGTATTGGAAATTAATGCGTCACGCACCAACTCGGTTGAAGATGTGCGTGATAAGATTGTTAATTTTGTACAGATGATTCCGTTTGGCGACTTCAAAGTAGTACTGTTAGACGAAGCAGACTACTTATCACCTAATGCACAAGCCGCCCTACGTGGAGTCATGGAGGAGTATCACACAACTGCACGTTTTATTCTTACTTGTAATTATCCTAATCGTATTATTCCTGCACTCCATAGTCGTTGTCAAGGATTTCATATCGAACGAGTTGACGTTGCTGAGTTTACTGCTCGTGTGGCTACCATTCTCATGGAGGAAAAAGTAGAGTTTGATCTCGACACATTAGATACTTTTGTTAAAGCAACTTATCCTGACTTGCGTAAATGTATCAATACTGTACAAATGAATAGTCTCGAAGGTTCATTGCACAGTCCAGAAAAAGGCGATACAGGCGAGCAAGATTACAAATTAGAAATGGTTACCTTATTTAAAGCTGGCAAGATTAGCGAAGCCCGTAAGCTAGTTTGTAGCCAAGCAAGGCCAGAAGAGATGGAAGAAATATATCGATGGTTGTATGACAATATTGCAATCTTTGGTGATGATGCAACACAGGACAAGGCTATTCTTATTATCAAGCAAGGACTTGTGGATCATACATTAGTAAACGATGCTGAGATTAATCTTGCGGCAACGCTTATTCGCCTTAGTCATCTACAATGAGTGATAACGCAGTCCGTAGTTTGGCAAAAGCAGTAAGCTGGCGTGTAACTGGCACTGTTGATACTTTCCTTATCAGTTGGCTTATTACGGGCCAGGTACTGTTGGCTAGCAGTATCGCTCTTACAGAAATTATGACAAAAATATTTTTGTTCTGGATGCATGAACGTGTTTGGAATAAAGTCACATGGGGCAAAAATTGAAACAAAAACTGATCGATGCATACATGAAGACTGCGGAAACATTTGCAGAGCTGAGTCATGCTCGTCGCTTGCACGTTGGTGCTATTGTGGTCAAGGATGATAGAATCATTAGTATTGGCTACAATGGTATGCCAGCCGGGTGGGATAATAACTGTGAAAACGAAGTAACTATAGAAGTTGAAGATGACTACGAAACTGTTTTAAAATCAAAACCGGAGGTGTTACATGCAGAAACAAACGCAATTGCCAAGTTGGCTAAGAGTACTGAGTCTGGTGCTAATGCTACTATGTTTATTACTCATAGTCCTTGTTTGGATTGTGCCAAACTTATATTTCAGTCTGGGATTACTAGTGTGTTCTACCGCGACGCTTATCGTAGCGAAGATGGAATACAATTCCTCACAAAGTCAGGCGTCAAAGTAAAACAAGTATAAAAAAGGACCCGAAGGTCCTTTTTTTATGAGTCGCCGTATATGCTTAATATCTCCTTAACAGCATTATGTCGCTCAATGTCCATATGATCAAACTGTACAATATCTACATGTCTGAGGTTTCTTTGGCTTCCTAGTAGGTTGCAAAAATTGATGAGTCCATTATCATTTAATCTATCTGCTTGGGCTAAATCTCCTGTGACCACCATTCTGGATCCTTCTCCTAAACGGGTCAATAACATTTTCATTTGATTAACAGTGGTGTTTTGACACTCATCTGCAATAATGTATGCGTTTTTAAATGTGCGGCCACGCATATAAGCAAGCGGGCTTATTTCTATGGTTCCTTCCTCTAGCATTTTAGCTATGTCTGTTTGCTTATAGTATTCTGCAAATACGTCAAAAATAGGACGGGTCCATGGTGCCATCTTTTCATTCAGCGTACCTGGCAAAAATCCCAAATCTTCATCTACACTAACGGCGGGTCTTGTCACAATTATCTTATCAACTACACCTTCCTGAAACAATTTAATACCGTTCTGTACAGCCAACATGGTTTTACCCGTGCCGGCTGGGCCAATAGCAAGTACAATGCTTTTGTCTTCGTCTTGTAGCTTTTGGAGGTATATCTTTTGATTAGCGTTACGTGCGGAAATGACAACACGTTGCTTTTTTTGGGGTAGATATGGTTGAAAGTCAATTATGTTAACTTCTGATGTAAAACGTTTTTTCACTCGTTGCGTTACTCGTTGTTTACTCATCTAAGTTGCTCCTACTTTTATGGAAAAAAGTAGAACGTGTAGTGACCGCCCTGATAACTACAGTGGTTCTACACAAGTATTTACTCTATCCCTAAAATAATAAACTAATACGTTATGGATTTGAACCAGCTAAATAAGTATAGAGGATTCTGGGACTTATAAAATGCATGATATATTAGACGTAATACAAAACATACAAGATCTATACGAGAATAACAGTAGCCTTGCTGTGCTAAAGGATTTTGAACGAGTTCTAGACGAGATGGATACTTATGTGTACGAGAACTGGGAAGATGGCGAATTAGCCTACGGCCCACAGGTAGATCGTCACTGGATTACAGCCGCTTTTATGTGGCCACAAGATAAAATGCCAGATCCAGATGCGGGCAAACGCCTTATGGATTTAGGCTGTAAAATCAAGTATCAAAAAAGCCATTTGTTAGAGCCACGTAAAATACGCACACACGAAGATTTTCGTCCAGGTGCCAAGAAAGGTAAGCTAGATCGAAAACCTATTTGGATTGTGGAAATTCAAATGCCCAAGAAAATTGCGTTTGACATTTATCGTGGCTATATGGACAAGATGAAAACTGAACAACAAGGCGATACTTCTCCTAAACCAGGAACACCATTAGCAGGTTCTCCGGCAGCACCCACAACACCACCGCCAATGCCTGCGGCTGGCCCAGCATCAGCAGGAGTACCAGCAGGCGGTGCCGCTCCAGCAGGTGCATCACCTGCACCAATGTAATTATTATGACAAATATAAACGAAAGCCTAAGAGCAAACGATCTAAAGCACCTTGTTAAGAAAGTGTTTGGAGTTGATTGTTATAAAAGTAAAATTGGCAATGACGAAGAAGTTGTTGTGTTAAGTTTTACAGTTAGTCAAGAAGACCCTGCTAAAGATCTTGAAAATTTTATTGAGATGGGATATGACTTTGTACTGGATGCAGACATTACTCCTGGCGAAACAGACGATGGTGACTACATAGTATTTGTTGAATTAGAACGCGGTAGACATCTTGTTGATCAAATATCAGAAATTATCAAAGGTGTTAATTTATTAACTGGTCACGACTATATGCGTTTTAGATATTTTAAGAATTTTAAAAGTCAGGATGCAACAGAAGAAAATCTACGTGCCATTATTCCGGCAGACAAAGAATCTTACGAGATTGCAACACAACGCAATGGTATTGATAACTTTAGCGAGTTTTTTGTTAACAGTTACGCAAATGATATTAAACTGCTTGACGAATCTATTTTGTTCCAACGCACATACAGTGGTCCTATTAAATTTGAAATACTTGAAAGCGGCCCAAAACAAGAAGTATATAATTCAATTAGCGGCCCTATGATGATGGAAAGTAAAGACATGGCTGAAGTCATGTTCCTAACTAAAATCATTGGTAATTATAATATTAATAAAATTGGCAATGCATTTATATTTGAACACAACGGCTGGGCTGTTGCATTAGAAAGGAAATAACAATGAGTTTTGAATTTGATTTTACACAAGAAAAATTAGGCCAAGTTATTGGAAAAAATCCGTATGTCGAACATTGGTACGAAGCATTATGCCAAGTATTACCCGACTATGATATCAATACAATTCCTAGGATGGCTGCATTTTTGGCACAGACTGCACACGAATCTGGCAACTATACCGCAATCAAGGAAAACTTAAACTACAAGGCAGCAAGTCTTTGTAAAGTTTGGCCTAAGTATTTCCCTAACATGGATGTTGCAAATCACTATGCACAACAACCAGAAAAGATTGCCAATCGTGCCTATGCAAATCGTATGGGCAACGGTCCAGAAGAGTCAGGCGATGGTTGGAAGTTTTGTGGGCGTGGCCTTATTCAATTGACTGGCAAGGATAATTACACCAAATATGCACAAAGTTTAGAAATTAGCCTAGACGAAGCAAGCGAACATTTGACAACATTTGAAGGTTGTGTACAAAGTGCCGCTTGGTTCTGGGAAGCAAACAATTTAAATCAATGGGCTGACAAAGGCGACATGCTTACATTGACTAAACGAATCAATGGTGGAACACTTGGATTAGAGGATCGTATTAAACATTACGAACATGCTATCCATGTACTACAAGGATAAATTATGTTTAGCTGGATGATCGACTTTGTATTAAGTAGTATTCCATCTTGGTTTTGGTTAGTTGGGGCAGGTGCATCACTTACTGCATTTTTATTAAGCGGTGTATTATCACATTTTCCAGGCGTAGGAATTTACGCTAAATTTATTAAACCTGTAGCAGGAGTACTTACTCTTGCATGTGTATTCATGTATGGAGGTGCAGGTGTTCAAGCCATGTGGGAAGAAAAAGTACGTGTAGCACAAGAAGTAGCAGATCGTAAAGCTAAAGAGTCTGAAGAGTTTAGTAAAAAGTTAGATGACGAACGTAAAAAGAAACAAAAAGTTCGTGTTGAATACTACAACACAGTCAAAACTGAAATCAAAGAAGTGGAAAAAGTAATCAATAGCAAGTGCGAAATTGATCCTAAAGTTCCTGAACTACTCAATAAAGCCGCTACTAATCCGGAGAAAGCTAAATGAAACGTTTAGTTTTATTAATTCCTATATTATTACTGGCCGGTTGCCTAAGCGATCCTGTACCCATTAAACAAGTATGGCCAACTGTTCCTAAAGAATTATTAGAAGCATGCCCTGATTTGAAACAAGTAGATCCTAAAGTTGACAAATTAAGTGACATTATAGATGTCGTGAGCGATAACTACGCTCTATACTACGATTGTAAAGCTAAGGTAGACGACTGGATTATTTGGTATAATGGTCAACAAAAAATATACAATGGAAAATAATTATGAGTTTTATTAGACGAGTAGAAGAGGCCGCCGCAAAAAAACTTAAAAAGTTGTTTTTGGATGCTAAAAGTTATGCAGATTCAGCAGTAGCAGATGTGGATCGTGCAGAGAAAGCTCTCGCAGATGCAAAAATACGGGCCGCTGAAGCAACTGATAGAGCACATAAAGCGGCAATTGATGCCGCACAAAAAGCACAAACTGTGGCCACTGAACTGCTGTTAGAGGTAAGAGCAGCCGAAGAAGTTGCAATTTACCAAGCAAGTTTAGTTGATAAAAAGCCATAAATAATAGTGTGCTATAAAGGAGCTAGAGATGGCAGATGAAGATACAAGCGAAAAGAAAGAAGGTGGTGCTGAATGGATGCAAAAACTATGGCGTCCGGCAATGGGCTGGATGTACATGATTATATGTCTTGCAGACATGTTAGTATTTCCAGTATTGTGGTCACTATTACAGGCAATGATGCATATGCCTATTACACAATGGAATCCACTAACACTGCAAGGTGCAGGCTTGTTCCACATTGCAATGGGAGCTGTCCTAGGTATTAGTGCATTTGGTCGTACACAAGAAAAACTAGCAGGTACTGCGGCAAACCCAACAGCCAGCGTACAAACTACTAACAACAATATGGCAGGAAATGTTTCTGGTGGTTTTGGTAGTGGTTCATCAGGAGGATTTGGAAATGGCGGTGCAGGCACAGCAACAACAGGATTTTCAGGCGGGGGTTCAGCATTTGGCTCTCCGGCAGCAGGAGGCTTCGGTTCCACCGGTGGTTTTAATTCACCAGCACCAGGTAGCTTTGGCGGAGGCGGGTTTGGAAGCACACCTCCAGCAACAACAGCAAGCGGTAAAAAGATAGTACCGGATTTTGGTCAACCAGCAATTTAAGGAAAATTAAAATGAAAAAATTATTAGCACTATTAGCATTATGCGTGGTCTGCACAGCATTCGCAGGCGGCGAAGAAAAACAAGTTTGCACAGATGTAAAAGATGCCAAAGGCAATGTAGTTAAAAAAGCCGACGGTAGTGCAAAGCAAACTTGCAAGACTATCAAAACACACAAGAAAGTTGAAGGGGATGCAGTTCCGGACAAGAAAAAGTAATCAAACTCTTGACAGGTCAGATTTAAGATAGTATAATTACTATTATGAAACTGACCTGTTTTTACGAGACCAATTATGACTGACTACTATCAAACATTAGGGGTTCAGCCAAATGCTAACCCAGACGAAATTAAAAAAGCCTACAGAAGTTTGGCCAATAAGCACCATCCCGACAAAGGCGGTGATCAAGCAACATTTAAAGATATAAGTGTAGCATATGAAAATTTAAGCGATCCACAAAAGAAAGCTGAATACGATCAGCAACGCATGGGTGGGCCGCAAGTAAGATTCCATACCGCCAACGGCGGGTTTGATCCTTTTGAACATATGTTTGGAGGTGGTGGCCCGTTTGGGGGAGGACCGTTTACTGATATGTTTGGTAGGCAAATTCGACGTAATCGAGATTTGAACATACAATGTCAAATTACATTACTAGATTCTTACATTGGCAAACAGCTTGAAGCCAACTACAGATTACCGAGTGGTAAGAATCAAACAGTTGTTATTAATGTGCCGCCCGGTATTGCACACGGTGAAACTATTCGTTATCAAGGTTTAGGCGATGATAGTGTTCCTCAAATGGCCCGTGGCAATCTTAATGTAACCATTGTTGTACAACCAGATGCTAACTTTAGTCGTAGAGGAGATGATTTATATACTACTATTAACATTAGTCCTATTGAGGCAATGATTGGTTGTAGAAAAACTGTGATGACACTGGCTGGACAACGTTTAGAATTGGATATTCGTGCAGGTATCGAAAGCGGTGCAGAATTTGCCAGCCATGGAACTGGATTTACAAATGTAAATACTGGGCATAAAGGTCGATTTGTATCTGTCGTAAATATTAAAACACCAACTATTACTGATCCAGTATTAATTGCAAAATTAAAAGAGTTAGATTCCGAAATAAACAAATACTAATACATGTCGAATAAATTGACATATAGAAATAATAGTGTACAATATAATATAAATGCAATTACAAAGGAAATTAAATGGTAGAACCAAGTGATAACTTACAAGCAGTTTTTGAAAAAGCAATCGATACTGCCAAAAAACTACATCACGAATATCTCACAATAGAACATCTGTTGATGTGTATGCTTATGGAGGAATCATTTGCTAATTGTTTGCAAGGATTTGGATCTGATCCAGACAAACTTAGAAAATCATTGACAAATTACTTGCATAAAGAGTGTAACGAAATTACTGTCAAAGATGTAGTAGTTAAACCAAAAAAAACGCAAAGTGTGGAACGTGTTCTTAATCGTGCATTTACACAAGTACTGTTTAACGGACGCCAACGTATTGAACCTACTGACGTATTCATTGCCATGATGGGAGAAAAACGTAGCTGGGCATATTTTTATATTGCCGAAGCAGGTATTGACCGTGATAAGTTTGCAGAATTTCTGAATAACACAAGTGAAGAGCCAGAAGAAGGCGGCCAGGACGCTCCACAGTCAAATAAAGCACTGCAAGCATTTACAACTAACCTTAACGAAGAAGTTAAGAAGAATAAAATTGACCCGGTTATCGGTCGTATTGACGAAATAGAAAACATTGCACTGGCATTAGGTCGTCGTAGCAAGAACAATGTAATTCTTGTGGGTGATCCAGGTGTTGGTAAGACTGCTATTGCAGAAGGTCTTGCTTTTAACATTGTTAAAGGTGCTGTTCCAGATTTCTTAAAAGACTACACTGTGTATAACTTGGACATCAGTGCCATGCTTGCGGGATCAAAGTACCGTGGCGACTTTGAAGAACGATTTAAGCACGTTATCAAGGCACTGGAAAAGAAGGGCAAGACAGTTTTGTTTATTGATGAAGCACACATGATTAGTGGTGCTGGCTCTGCTGGCAACAGTGCCAATGATCTTGCTAACATGATGAAGCCTGCACTGAGCAAAGGCAATATTAAAGTCATTGCCAGTACTACATGGGAAGAATACCGCAAGCACTTTGAAAAAGATCGTGCGTTGATGCGTAGGTTCCAACGTATTACTATTGACGAACCGACACAAGAAGTAGCATTGCAAATTCTCAAAGGTATTAAAAAGTACTACGAGCAATTCCACAATGTTAAAATTAAGGAAGATGCATTGCAGGCCGCTGTTAAGTTGAGTGTTAAGTATCTTGCAGATAAGAAATTGCCGGATAAGGCAATTGACTTGATTGATCTTGCTTGCAGTCGTTTCAATCTTAAACTTGCGGATGAAAGAGTTATTACTGAACGTGAGATTCAATACGAACTTGCTAAACTGACTACAATTCCCGAAGAACAAGTTATGGAGGCTGAAAGTGTGAGCCTATCTAAACTGCACGGCAATCTAATGTCCGATGTTTATGGACAAGATATGGCAATTGAAGAAATTGTTGATCGCATTGTGGTTGCACAAGCAGGATTGAAAGTAGAGAATAAGCCAATTGGTAGTTTTGTGTTCATGGGCCCAACTGGTTGTGGTAAGACTGAAACTGCTAAATCACTGGCAAAACATCTTGGTACTAAACTGTTGCGTTTTGATATGAGTGAGTATCAAGAAAAACATAGTATCAGCAAGTTGATTGGTAGCCCTCCAGGTTATGTTGGCTTTGAAGACAATGCTGGGTTATTGATTACACAGATTCAAGAGAATCCAAATGCAGTGGTATTGTTTGACGAAGTTGAAAAATCGCATCCAGACGTTAGCACAGTATTGCTACAAATCATGGACAATGGATTTATCACTGGTTCAAACGGGAAGCAAGCAGATTGCCGTAATATTGTGTTGATTCTAACTACTAACGCTGGTGCTCAAGCAAACGAAAAGAATCAAATTGGATTTGGCAGTCAGGAAAAGGACTATACTGATGCAGAGTTGAAGAAGTTCTTTACACCAGAATTCCGTAATCGTTTGGATGCTGTTATTACATTCAACAAACTTGGTAAAGAAACAACTATTAAAGTTGTTGATAAGTTTATTGATGAGTTGCGTGAGCAAGTTAAAGAGAAGGGTATCCGTATTAAGATCAATTCAGAAGCAACTAACTGGCTAATTACCAAGGGCTTTGATAGTAAGATGGGTGCTCGTCCGTTGCAACGTGTTATTGACAAGGAAATTAAACGTGACCTTGCTCGTATGATGTTGTTTGGCGACTTGAAGGGCGGCGGCTGGTTGCATATCAGTGTTGCAGATGACAAGTTGGTATTAGTGGCAAAACCCAAGACACTTAAAGTTCCGTTATTGTCAGTTGAAATTATAGACAATGCAGTACAAACTAACTAAAAAACTGTTCTATGGCACATATCAGTATAAAATTGTACTGGTATGTGCTGGTGCGTCATTGTTTAGAACTAACGACTTAGATGCAGTGTTGGAAAATTTAAAACAGGTTAAAAAAGACTTCGGTGAAGATCACAAATATTTAATTTTTAAAAATAGAAATATCATCAGAACCAAAGAAGACCTGGATTATGCATTAAAACTTCGACACGAATTGTCACTGTTAACAGATTTTGATTTACGTATTGAAAGTCCATGGGTCAATGTATATACCAATAGCAAGTTTGCTGTAGATACATTGTCTAAAATAGACGAATCTAAGGTAAAGTACATAAGCGAACCTCCAGCAGATTCGCCATTAGCTGTCAATACCATCATATTACCCAAGATCAACTTTGATTATAGAGTAACTGTTGGCAGAACTTCTCAAGATTGTACTGCTTTTGTATCGTGGGCTGACACTAACGGCAAGTTAAAACTGACTAAATCTTGTAAAAAGTCATTGTTAAAATCACGTAGTTGGGGCGGCAGTTACTTTTACATCACAGGTGATAACAACTTGCTCATGGCAAAGATGCATTTGGGCGGCTGTATCAGCAAAGTCGAACGAATTATCAAAGATAAAGCCTGAACGCGATTGCGATAAATACTTCAACGATGGAGTATATTTCCATCTTTGCTAAAAACTGGGCTTTATAATGCGTATACGTGAATTATTAGAAAATAGACATTTTAACGATTTAGATTTTGTCAGTCCCACTGAAGACGGGCGTGAAATCAACTTTGACCTTATCGAAGATTTAGTGCATTTCATGAACCATGACGATAATGTGTATCGTCGTCATGTGTTTCCAAGCATTGCAAAGTGTGTGGATAGATCCAAGGAAAATCGATCATTTAACTCTTCAGTATTCAAACCAGCTGTGGAAAAAAGCTATGAAGCATATGTTAAACAATACCCCATTCGTGAATTGCCACAATCATTAGACGAAGAAACATGTGTGAAAGTGTGTAAGAAGATGAAAGAAGAAGTCAGCAAACATATTGCCGACGGCAAGTATAAGGATTAAACGTGTTATTAAGAGAGCTTTTTGTCCGTGAAGCTAATGAGCCTGTCAAGGCAAAAGTTGGCCGGGCATTTAACCACGTGGAAGATCTTGCATTTTTGCACGGGACTGCTGGCGTGATCAAAGCCCTTGAACATGTACGTATGGCAGGATCAGCAAGTGCAAAACATACACGATTTAAATGGGACGGTGCTCCTCAAATTTATTGGGGTTATACTAAAGATGGCCAGTTTATTCTATGCGGACATAATGGCTGGAGTAGGGGTGGTACAGGCACTAGTGATGTAAGTGATTTTACCAGTGTGCGTGGTATCTATAATTTCATTCTAAATAAAAGCGGTGACACAGCAGGGCTTCCTCCGGAGAAGCAAGCAGAACGTCAGCAATTTGCAACTGAATTTAGTCACTTGTACGAAATATTTAAAACAGCAACCAAGGTTCCAAGAAAAGGCCAAGAAATTTATTTTTATGCCGATGGATTGTTTACACAGCCGCCCGAAGAAGTCAATGGCGTTTATGAATTAAATCCAAATTTAAAAAGCAAAACACAATATCATATAAGTGTTGATTCAACACTTGGTAAGCGTATTGCAGATGGAGCACAAGCTATGGTTGCGGCACATGGTAGCTTTGATACATTTGGAGCTCCTGATACTGCACAAAAACCTGTTTCAGATTTTACAAAATATATGACTCCTACTACAGAGTTAATTGTATTAAGTCCGTACTATGCTATGGAACAACCAAAAATAGATACTAAAGCAATAGATAAGATAGAACAAGATCTTACTAAAGACAAAGCAACTATCGAAGGATTCCTTGCACCCATCGATAAAGTATCAAATTTTAAAGGTATTATCTATCGCTATATGAATGAAAAGTCTAAAGGCGGGCAACTTGCTAATGTAGGCGATGACTTTATGAACTGGATTGAGCAAGGTGCGGCTGGTATGGTTAAAAGCGATAGCATGAAAGCCAATATTAGAAATCGCGTAAACATGGTGCCTGCAGGTGTAACTATTGTGTTTAAATATGTCAAACAAATTATGGGTCTTAAAAATCAATTGCTATCTCAACTTGAAATGGCACCTCCAGAAATAAAAGTGCTTAATTCGGAAGGATGGGTACAGTACGATACAAGTGGTGATATGCATACAAAATTTGTTCCGCGTCACGATGTACAACATAAGAGCGGTGAAGTATTGCCGCAATGGGTGCCATAATGAAATTAAGAGAAATATTTGAAGGTGGTGCCGGCAATGCTGTAATGCATGGAATTGAAGATCTTATTAAGATGGGCGGGAAGTCTGGTTCAAAGGCCGCTGAGAAAGAAGTTGGTGCAATAGCTAAACCGGAGACTAAAGTCATATCGCAAGCAAAAGCTATTGCAAAAGATAAAGAAAAAACGCCCGGCTCAGCAATTGGTATTATATTTGGTCGTTTTAACCCTCCGCATAAAGGTCATAAAGCCGCTTGGCAAATGGCCAGCAAATTACCATATTGGTATGTGGGGACAAATCAAAGTACCCAAGGTCCGAAGGATCCATTGCCGTATGATATTAAAGTTGAAGCAATGAAAACCATATGGCCTGCTGTTGAAGGTCATTTAATGGCGGAGCAAAGTTGGTTAACGCTTGCTAGTCATTGTTTTAAATCGCATCCCGATGCTAAAACTTTAGTATGTTTTACTGACGAGGCGTGGGTTACTAAAACTATTCAGCAATATAACGGTGTACAAGCCGCACACGGATTTTATAAGTTTGACGAGATTAAACAACAAGAAACTCCACGGTTAAGTAGTGCATCTGCATTACGAGCCGCAGTACAAGCTGGCGATAGAAAAGCATTTTCAGTTGCGGCTGGTGTTTCTGCAGAGACTCCAGTTGCTGGACATCCTTACTTTGATTTAGTATCATATTACTTATCACAGTATCCAGAAAAGGCTGCTAAAAAAATAAAAGAAGTTAATAGGGCGGTAAGAGAAATGAGAGCACATCAATTTGTAAAAGAAAGTGGCGGAACACAAAAGATACATGGACATCATAAATCCGCTATAAAAAATGCAACTACATTCCCTGATCAAAATCAAAGTACAGGCAGTGCATATATGGGATATCGTATGGCTATAGCTCTAGCTGGTGCTCCGGATTATCCTACTAAACAAGCGGCTGATAACTGGATTGGTGGCGATCCATTATTGGCTCCTTATACCGATGAAGAAAATGAAATGATCAATGCGGCGGCAAAACAAGTAGGAAGCGGTGGAAGACAAACTTGGAGTAATAACCGTAGTTTGGAAACTGCTGATACTAACAAAACCAGCGCAGTTGCAAAACCTAAAAAGAACAAGTACGGAGTATAACGTGGACGAAAAATATCATTTAGCATTACAAACTGCATTTGCCAGTGAATATGCATTTGCACTAAAAGCACAGAACTTTCACTGGAATGTAGAAGGTCCGTTGTTTTATCAAAATCATTTATTATTTGAAACAATATACGACGAAGTATACGGAGTAGTTGATAAGTTTGCAGAAGAACTACGTGCCTTACAAATATACACACCTGCAAGTTTGCAAAAGTTCAGTATGCTCAGTAGAGTTGAAGATGAAAATCAAGTTCCTGATTTTCAAGGTATGCTAAGAGAGTTACTTGCTGATAGTGAAAAAATGGCTAACATGTTTAAAATTGTTTTTACTATGGCCGAAAATGCCGGTGATCACGGATTAAGTAATTTCTTTGCAGATCGTCAAGATGCACATAAAAAGCACAGCTGGTTTTTACGTTCAAGTTTAAAATGAAACAATATAGAATTACTGCCCAAGATATAAATCCATCATCCGATGATGATTGTTATCTCGCACCAGACGATCCTATTCATGCACTGATGCCTGCGGCAGCAATGGGCGGATTAGGTAGCGGTCAGGCACTTGCAAATTATAACAATTTACAGCTGCCTCAAGTACAAGGAAGTGATAATGGGCGTATTGCCCGCGAACAAAATATCAAACCAGGAACTGATGCTTGGTTTAAACATTGGTTTGGAGATAAACGATGAAAATGTCAGATTTAATCAACGAAAACGATATGGTTTCGTTTTTTAAGGATTTACAAAAGAACAATCCTAAATTTAAAAATCTACGGGTACACGGTGATCCAGAACACGATGAGTTACGTCGTCAAGATCAAGAAAAACGTGATACAGAACGTCGAGCTGTACATCAACGTTCTCAAGATGCTACAGGTCAGGATCATGCTAATCTACATCAGTTAGAAGCCGAATATGAAAAAATGAAAAGAGAATATAAGGCATTAGGCGGAAGTAGCTGGCAATATGCAGATCGTGAACAAAATCTTACTGCTAGCGAGCGTAAAGCACGTGGTATGGAAGATGGATTGAATCGTCTACATGCACGAATTGTTAGGGCTAGAAAACATGGCGAGCAGGGTATATCAGAAACAGCTACAGCAGGTGCTACATCTTCTGCTATGGGTGGTACACTTGAAAATCCGGCGGCTGTTACATTAGGAAAAGCAAAGGGCAAGAAAAGTTATACAGGAACACCTGGGCACAGTGGTACAAAAGCACCACCGCAACCCAAAGTAATACAGCCTAAAACATCGGCTGGAACTGCTAAAAACGGGCTTGATATCAAAGCAAACATTTTTGGTCAAGCTAAAGAGTCAGCAGTAATTAAAAGACGCTAAATATATAAAGATAACGGAGTTACATACCATGCCACCAGAATTAGACCAAATGAATCCAGACATGTCAGCACAGGCTGCTACACTACCAAGCGGAGAAGTAGACCGCGAAGGTGCAATGGCCAAAGCTGATTTGTACAAATTAGCCAATTATAGCCACAAATTATTCCAACAAATT